AAAGCTGCCGGACTAAATGAGGCTATAAGAAGAGGTATAGTGTCAGGAAGGGGATTAAAGGAAGGAACCTACAATTTTAACGCGCAAAGAAACTTGCTTGATAACGTTGCTCCGTTACTAAATGTTAAAGTGGTTGATAAAGCAGGTGCACCACGAGAAGTGCCGCTTCTTGATTTACGTGATGTAGTTACGGCAGAGCAGGACATTGTTGATATAATGGCTTTGAGTGAGAACTTACAGAAGCAATACAAAAAATTTGAAACAACTATTAATGATAGAACTAGTGATGCTTCAAAGATGGCTCAAACTGCAGTAGACTTGGAACAACGTATTGTAAAGAACTTTGAACAAGTAGCTGGCACCAGAGCACCCAAACAATTCTACGAACAGTATGTCGAAACTAATGATATTGGTTTAGTTCGCGGATTAAAAGAAAACTATGTAAATACCATGATAGAAACGGGCATGGATAGAGCACAGGCTGAGAAAGAGTTCAATCAGGGTATGATCTACATGCTCACTAATGGTATTGTAGATCGTGCAGGGGTTACTCAGAAAGAAGCAATATCAATCAAAGCAATGAATGGTCAAAGAAAAACCATAGATGTGATGACCAACGCTGCTCAAATAGTTGCAGATTTAGAAAACCAAAATGTGCTCAATATACTAGAAGAGTTCATAGACCCTGAACACGTTTCTTTCTTGAAGGACATTGGTGAATACATGATGTATGCAGGGGGCACAGGTCTTAATTTTGCATCCCGTAACCAAATAAGGGGTATATCGCCTAACGAGTTAATTAGCCGTGCGTTCAACATTGCACGTGGCATGGTTAGCCCACAGTATGTTGCTGCAGAGTTTGCGTTTAGATTGATGTCACAGTATGATCTAAATGCAATTACCTTTGCTGCACAGGATAAAGAAATGTCTAGGGCGTTAGTTAAAGTTCTGGAAGGAGAGGCAACAGACGTGGATCTGAATCTGTTGGTTACAAAGACACAGTCGATAATTACAAGACATCTCATACAAAGTGGAGATATGGCACCGTCGTTTGTACCACAAGCAGAACTATCTACAACAATGCAATCTCTGTCTTCTCAAAAAGAAATTAAAGATAAACAAAAAAAGGAGAGTGAGAGTGAAACAATACAATAATGGTCAGCGCAAGGCTATGATGTATGGTGGCATGTCCCGCCGGAAACCAATGATGTACGGTGGAAAAGCGACAACAAAAAAGCCCCGTAAGAAAGCTTACATGGGCGGTACGATGTCGGCTACACAGCCGCAACAAAACATGATGCAAAATAACATGACATCTGGACAGATGAATCAGATGCAGACTCAGATGATGCAAGCTCCTAAGTTGCGGATGTCAAAAGGTGGAGAGGCATTTGGTATGTTGAGTGTAAAGGCGGGAATAGACAACAACCCTAAACCAACGCAAGCTGATCGCATAGCCGGGGCAAAAAATAAAAAGCGTTAAATATACCTGCTTGACTTGTCCATCATCTCATCTCCCATAGAACGCAAATAACGCAACAGGGATGCTATAGAGTGTGAACCCTCATACGCTGGCATCCCTTTGTTCATGGTAGCTTCAAACTCTTCAGGTGGCACACCATCCCACACCAGTTCTACGTTTCCGTCCTGATTCAAGTATGCCGTGAATTGAAATAAATTAGCCCTGTGCTTCTTTGACACTATCTAGCTCCCGTATGGCTAGGTTGTAACAGTCAGCTTTGAAAACAAAGCCGTTGGAAGGGTCAACGTCCCCTGTCCTGTATCGTGTCGCTTTCTTGTAAAACTCTGGCTTTGGTATCTCACCAAGAATCCAAGCCTTACTGTGGTCGGTAAGTATGCGAACAAATACGTAGCTGTCGCAATCCTGTTTGGTTCCGTGTGCTGCAACAGAACAATCATATTTAGGTGAAGGTGTGGTATTGCACCGCTTAGTCTTTACATCCACACGCCGTTCGTCAACTAAAATATCAAAGTCCTTGCTGTTGGCTTCCGTGCCACCCGTGTAGTCCTCTACAATAATCTCGCCTATAGCACCCACCACATTAGATAGACTACCTGTTATGCTGCCCTGTAGTACCCCTACAGTGGCAGCTTTCTTTTTAGCACGAGCAATAATCTCAGGTGTTATTTTTATCTGTATCATCATCAGACTCTTTCACAGAGTTTTTAAGTAAATTCACATGTACGAGTTTAGAAGACTGTAGTATAGCCATCTGGGTTTCTATTGCCTTCAAGTTATGCACTATGCCCTTCTGCACACTACTAAGTTCTGAAATGTTGTACACCTTTTCATTTACAGTAATAGTCTCTGTGTTACTCATTTTCTTCTTCCTTCGGTAAATAAACTAAAACAAACGAACCGCAGTTAGCACAACTAAGGTTGGTAACCATAGAATGATCAGGATCATCTTCTGTATCATGGTCACCACCCCAAGTCAAGTTGTATCCACAGTGCCAACAGTTCATGCTGCGTTTAAGTCCACTACTTCACAGACACCAGCAGTACAGGCAAGCTCACGTGATCCACTCGTGTTATCTTCCTTTTCAAACTCTGTTAGTTTGTTCCAGTCGATAGTTATGGTGCTGTACATCTGTTTCCACTCGTTGTACTCATCAGGTTCTATATCCTGATAAGGTGCCTGTTGATACGTGTGATCACTGTAGGGAAGAAACGACACACCAGATGCTACGTCAAAGTTTTCATATACCCATGCCCCAACTTCCATCCATTCGTGTTCTTTCACACTAACAGTAATTGATGGTTTATGTTCACACCAGTTCACAGCATAGGTCTTCCACAGTTCTAGCTGTTCTATAGCTGTAGTTTGTGTCCGTGTAACTGCACCATCTGGAGATCTCATGGGAAACGAAAACACTGTGACACTATCGGGCTTCATCATGTCACGTTCATTGTGCACACCCTGTTCAATCAAGAACTGTGTCAGAGGATCTTTGTTATCTCCACGGACTGTACGAATGAAGTAATCGTTGTGACGTGCATGAATACCACTAGCTGCGTCCACGAGTTGAGACACAGTACCCGACGGCTTTACACAAGTGATTGCTGCACTCTGAGGTATTCCAAGCATGTTCGCAAATTTCAGATTTGTATCTATTGCGGTTTGTTTCATTTCTTCTAGCCAAATTTTGCTGTCTACATTTTTTGAAAGCACGGGATGATCCATGATACCAGTCAAGGATACGCCTAGCAAACGTTCTTCTTCTGCGTTGTCCTTCCATATCTTCCTCAAGTATTTAAAATCAACAAGGGTAGATTGCAGTGTGCCTAAGATAGTAGCTACACGAACTTTACGCTTCAAGCTATTTAACGTGTCAGTTTCACGTACAACCACCTCTGACAGATTACAAAAACCGTATGGGCGTAAGATTATCTCACTGCAAGGGTTCGTGCCCCACATGTGTCCTGTCTCACGCCGTCCGTTACGAGCAACCTGTTTGTCTGCTGCTTCACGATTGAACATGCCACGCTCACCAGATTTGCTGTCATATAGTGCAAGCCACTCACGCATAAACGTACCCATCTCAGGCTTTGACTTGTACGCTACAGAGTTGTTTGCCAAAGCTCGTTGTGGTTCGTAGTCGTACCATTTACCAGACTTGGCATGTGCCATCTGATCATCGTTCAAGTTGGATAGACTAATCAAAGCAGAACGACGAACGCCACCCACTACCACAACCTCACCAATCTTACACATGATGTCGTGACACTCTATAGGGTAGAGTCTACGACCCGATGCTGCTTTAAACTTTTCAACACAGAAATTAAATAGTTCAATCAAAGGCTGTGGTCCACTTGCACGACCCCCCATAACTTTGAGACGAGAACCTGCTTCACGTATATCAGACACATCCCAAGTAGGTATTTGCCCCGCGTACAACAAAGCAATCAGTTCTCTTAATGCTTTTGCCCATCCCGGCTTACTATCTGCTACCCTGATAATGGTGCTAGAATCGTTAAAATTGTCAGAAACCACAGGAAGTCTATCAACATTTTCTCTCTCCACACTAAACCCAACACCAGTGCCACACATTAATATATACATACATTCATCAAATGAACGCGGATTGTCAACAGGAATATAACTACAATTATACCCACATATATTATCACGAGATAATGCCTGACCAGCAGTCATCATTGCTCTCATACTTGGCATGACATCAAGATTTAAAATAGCATCACGCACCTCATTCACCGTATCATCTTTTAATTTTAAATTATGCTTTAGTAAAACGTGATCCTGCATAAATCTTATGTAACGATCTACAGTTTCGTCCCAGTTTTCACGACGCTCTTCATCATCAAGCCAACGAGCATAACGTGACTTGTGAATAAATTGTTGATACGGGGTAGGTAGCATGTTGCTCATGTCTTGTCTCCTTGTGTTTCGATCAGTTTGTTGAGATACCACTGTGCTTTTTTGAGATCTTCGATTCCATTTTTGTACCTGTATCTCCAGAGGTACTTGATGATGTTTCCTTGCAGGTAGTGCTCAAAGCCATTGTCTGTCGCCGCCGCGATAGCTTCAATGCATTCGATACCTGCTTGATTATAGTGTGCCGGATTATTGACGACATCTAAATTACCATATGCTTCTTTACCTGCACGTTCTTTTTCTTCTTCTTTAAGTCTACGTACCATATACTGTTCATATCTGCTCATTGTTTCTTTCCAAAGTCTACTCTAACTACATTATCCCTAACAAGCTTGACTACATTATCATCGTCTATTTCTTCTTCTTCGATGATCTCTTGCCCTGTTATGCGAAACTGAATAGTGGCTAATCCATTGTCATACACATCATCTGTGTGACTTCTTATAAGATCAACTGCTCCCTCGTGCATCACCATAGCAGGATTGTAATCCTCATCTTTTTCATACTTGTTACCCGTTGTATCATAGGCAGACAGAGTAAATTCATTGTCCTCTGTGGGACGTAGTATGATGTAATACCTGTCAGGAAGCAAAGATATTATTTCCATAGACTTTTCTACTTCATCGATATCAGTCATTTCTTACACCAATCTGTAGGGATTGAACCTTCAGCCCACTGAAAGCCATGCCGTTCACACCAAGAAGCATACGTTGTTTTGCTACCCTTGTAAATTTTATTATTCGCCCTGACAAAAACAAAACGTATATCTTTGTCTGGATGTTGTTTCTTTACGAGTATCATTTTCACACGATCATCTTTTGTAAGATGACCTTTTGCTTCGACATACACATCACTATCCGATAAATAAAAATCGGGTGTATAGTTGCGCGGCTGTGGTATGTACTGAAACTTTATTGTTTCATACTCAAACTTTACACCATTTTTAGTTAGTGCTCTAGCCAAACCTAATTCAAATTGAGATCTATATCCTGCTTTTTTCAAAACTCTATCCCCACTGATGCCATTCTCTTTAGTAGGTAGCTTGCCAGTTTTGGTGATAGTCTTTCTATATTGGTGAGTTCCGTTGTTAAAGGGTGCATAGGCACACATACATATCCCCCAGAGTGAGAAGTTCTACCTATCTTTTGTAATTCCAATTCTACAGTCTTAATATCTCGTGTTTCTGTTTCAGAAGTAAGAGATCCGTCTAAGCTGTAGTTTTCAACTAAGGTCAGTGGTAAGCCGTTATCATTCAAACGTATTTGACATATACGTCTTTCTCCACCACTCTTTTTAGCTGACTCAACATACATATGATACAGGTTCTTGTTCATCTGCATCAACTCCACATCGTAATTCTTTACAAAAAGAAAGGGCATTACAACTCCTTTTTCTTCAAGGAAGAGTACCACACTTGCGGTGGAAACTTTGCTTTGGATGTAACACGATCATGTAAAATAGCATCAGGCCAGCAATGATATCTGTACCCACACATGGTGCATTCACGAGGGACTAACTTGTTTCCTGTTTCAGTTTCTTCACCGCTCTTTTTGTATGTTTCTGCAACAGCTTTAAATGGTTTAAATGGTTTTAAGTCAGGATTAGCAAGGAAGTGTATTCGCTTTGCTGCATCCTTCAAATATTCTTCTTTGTCATCTTGGCACCAGTCAGGTACATCTACTATAGCAACTTGCCCATTTGATTTATTAACAACTATCCAACCACCAAATGGCATGCCTGTTGCTTCGGAGTACAAGAACCCTTGCATAAGGTAACCAAAAGGATCGTCTGACTTTAGCTTGTCATAGCCACCCAAGCCCGTAAACTTATAATTAAAAGACCAGTCACTTGCTGACTTCACATCCCATACTTTGTCTACCCCCATTTCATCTTTTATAATAACATCTAGTGTGCCTCTAACAAGCTGACCAGCTATAGTTAATTCAACAGGGCGTTGATAGTCTACAATCTCAACTCCTGCCTCTTTCATAATTGCCATGAGTATGGATTCAGTTAGGTCACCAAACATAAACCTAAACAGGGTATTGTATTCCATCTCCTCTTTGATGCCTTGTTTATCAAGAACCTGTTGGCATAAGGGACGACCCAAACCGGACATACGAATACGATAGTCACCGCGTTCAGTGCTAAGTTGTTTGACTACAGAATCTTTACACTCTTGTTGAAAGGCAGAAATAGTCTCAGGGGAGACAGTAGTTTCCCCCCTGAGAGCCTTCGACATATAGTCCTGTATTTTAAGCAGCGTTAGCATCGACAAAATCCGCTGCTAGATCGATATCATCGTCGTCAGCGATAAGCTTTACAGCTTCCCGATGCTGGTTCATTACACTTTCATTGTGACCCTTAACAGTATCAACAAATGTAGCCATGAGATCTTTATCTTCCTGAGATATGTCTACTTCTTTAGCAAGAGTAGGCACAGGAGTCCAAAAAGTTACACTACCATTCTTGTGGCGATGAGTAGTCAAAGTTACTTCACACTTCTGCATGAGTTTCTTCTGTTTTGCCAAACCATTAATAAAATCACCAATAGGTTTAAACCCAGAACGCTTAAAGTAAGCAACAACTGGTTGATCAGAAATTACTACAGCATTACCTGCTGCATCCTTAAAGTCACCACTTATCTTACCATAGATAACCTGATTACAAACTACAGCACGAGATGCAAGATATCTTGGATCATCTTTATCCAGAGTGTTTTCTTCTTCACGAGTTAAGCGACCACACTTGTTGCCACCAACTGTGTCTGGAAACATACCAGAGAAAGTAGGATTTTGCACAGACTTAGAAGCAAACGTTCCTGTCTCCTGATCCCACAAGCTATACTCAAACATACGTAGGATAAAACGAACACTTACCTTCTCAGCGTAGATAAATTTACCGTCTAGGTACATCTTCCACGAGCCACGAGGTAGGGTCTGACCATCCTCTGTTTCTGCGTCATAATTAATATTCAAGCGAGGCAAACCAACTTGACGGTTTGTATTGCCGCCCTGTCCACTTGCTTCCATGAACGCTTCCATATCATCATTATTAAACGCTGCTACGATTGCATCCATGCTATCTGCATTTGCGATTTCTGTTCCTTGTTCCATTATTTTAATGCTCCTTTGCATTAGGGTTACAAAATGTATTCTACAGTTCTACTTCTTCCAAGTCAAGCCAATTCTTACCTATTTTTAATTCTATACCAACAGGCATATTATACTCCACGCCGTACCTGTTCAAAGTCTCTTCAGGTAACGATTGCATAGCATAGGCCAACAGATTGATACAGCCCTCTTTTTCATCTGGGTGCACATCAAGAACAATAGAATCATGCACCGTGTTGCATATTACAGACTGCATCTTTCTCCCCTTCATCATCTTATTTAAACGAACGAGAGCAGCAGGTAATAGGTCTGCGGTGGCAAACCCCTGCACAGGGTAATTACAGATAGCAGTGCGGTTAGTTGCCGTCCCCCACTCTGTCCACCTAACACCGGGAAACGCATATTGTCTACCACTAGGCAGGGTAATCATCTTTTCCCTGACAGCTTCCTTCTGCAGTTCTTTATGCCATTCAGTAACGCCCTCATACTTATACTTGAACGCCCTGTAGTATTTCTGCTGCGATTCAGTTCCCGTGACACCACCATACAAGGGCTTGAACGTATGGGCCTTTGCTTCTTGACGTGAGCATCCGATAACACTTGCAGTATAGCTATGAACATCTGTGCCATCCTTTACATCTAAGTACGCCTGACTATCCTTAGATAAGAATCCAGCCACACGAAATTCTAGTTGCGAGTAATCCCCCTCAAGTATAAGACCATTCGGAAAACGGCTCTCGACCACCTTCCGTATAGCGAAGGTATTTCCACGTGGCATATTCTGAAAGTTAGGATTGCGAGACGAAAGACGACCCGTCGCCGTAATACACTGCATGAACTCTGGATGGATAAAATTATCCTCGTCAACATTATTTTTCATTCCCTCTACAAAGGTATTCAAGTAAGTACGCAATGCACTATATCTTGTATACGCAGTTACAAACTCTCGTGCATCACCAGACAAATCAGTCAACCTGTTTTCTAGTGTTGATCTATCTGTCTTAAATCCAGCCGCCGCTGTGTCCATTGGATCACGAGGCAAAAGTTTAAATCCGGCAACCTCGCGGGTTGGCATGTAAATTACCCCAGCACCCCCGCAGGGTTTACACACACGAAGTATCTTACTGGGCTGACCATTTTTGTTCACGGGTCTAACCTTACCAAACCCTACACACCCAGTACAACGCGAACCCTTTGTCTTGTACACAACCTCTGTCATGTTCTTGACAGCAGACTTGAACTCCCCGCGCTTCATACGAGTACGCATCTTGGGCTTCATTGTGTTGCCCCGCATCTCGTGCCCCAAGTTAAACACCCGTGACCATGCCTTCTTATCCCTGACACGCCGTGAATAGAGCAACGTGCTTCTGTCATCAGGGCTAGACAAATTTATGGGTGTATCCCCCACAGCGTCACGTGCAAGCCGTTCTAGACGAACCTCAAGCTCATCCATCTCTTGTTGGTATTCTTGTCGTATTTGTTCTAGTGTATCTAAGTTTATCTTGAGTCCGTTCCGCTCCATACGAGCAAGAACGTCTGTCATCTCAAGCGACAGCCTCAACGTTGGTAGTAAAATCCGATGCATTATATAATTCCTCAAAGGTAGTGCCAAAGGCATCAAGCTGTTTAAGTGCAATCTCTTCTGTGGCAAGTACGTCAGCCCGTCCGTACTCTTCTACTATTCTCCACGGTATTTCATAAAAGGTCTTTTTGTCTTTAAGGTACGGCGCAACAAGGTCTTTCTCCTTTTTGGTAACGTCATACTTCTCTGCAAGAGCAGCAAGTCCAAGAGGCCAACGCTGGGCTTTGGAAAGAATATATTCAGCCACCATCGTATCGTAGACCTCACCATCGTAAACAAATCCACACTCCCGTATCCATGATAAATCAAACTTGATGTTTTGTCCCACAACAACGTCAGCTTCGTCAAGTGCCTCTTGAAATAATTCTGGAGCAAAGTCGTGGGCTGGCCTATCTGCATGATAGTAGCAATGGTAATGTATGCAGGGGGATGACAAACGCTTATACCCAATAGAAACGAGTCGGTTTCCAAAGTAGGGTAGGGCAGTAGTGCTGCCGTTTTCTTTCTCTACGTGGGTTGTTTCCACGTCAAATGTTAGTACGTTCATCTTCGTCCCTCTGGTTCTTACTATGTATAGCATGACAGTTAGCACAAAGCACCCTGCATTTGCGAACTTCTGCTATCAACTTCTTTAGACTACCCTTTTTCATATTTGATATGTCCATAACTTTATCCGCTTTCTTTAGGTGATCAAAATGCAAAGCAACCGGATGTTCATCGTATCCACAGATTTCACACCCTTTACTCATCTTATATAGGTCAAGCCACCTGCCACGAATATCCCTAAGTTTCTTGTTCCTGTCACGTCTTTTGACTACAGACACGCAATAGGACGATGGATTACGCCAGTCTTCCTTACCTTTATAATAGCCCCAAAAAATGCGACCATCAGATTGTCTCAAATCTCCACGCTTTGGCATCAGTAGTAAATCCCACGATCAATATCTATCTGTGCATTGATCATGCCATGCCATCCATTTAGTTTGTTCTTAGATATGCAAATGTGACGAACTGTGTTTTCTATCTCACTAGATCCTGTCTTACCTATACCGATGATAACATCTGCTTCACCAGCCTTACCTGTGCGTGAGTTGTCAAGCATAGAATAATCAATCCACTGTCTATCGTGTGCCTCGTAGTTTGCCTGACTCACAGCCCACAGTAAGAGTTTGTTTCTTTTAGCTATTTCACGAGCACACACATATGTTTCCTTCAAGCGTTCGTCACCACGATTGAACTCACCAGCAATACGAAACTTGTCAAGCTGATCACAAAACATAATGTCAGGTTTGTTTAGCTTGGCATACTCATCCACTTCTTCCACAGATGTACCAACCGAATCCATGATCGTAAGCAGAGGTGCAATCTCATCAATGTACTTCACTGTCAGACTTGCCCTATCCCTAACCATCTCCGGTCTTGTCAACGCAAAGTATGACTGTATTATACGCAACTTAATCTTTGGTGCAGGTTCCTCGTTTGCCCAGTAAACCACCTTGAACCCTTGCTTTATATATGATGCCGCAAGAAAACAGCAGAACGTGGTCTTGCCAACTTCTGGTCTGGCAAATAGTATACCCAAGTTACCTCTGTCCAGACCTGACACGTTTTCCGAAATCAGGTCATAAGCGAAAGGGAAGTCGGGTTCACCAGCCTCGTTGTCAAGTAGGGATTCAAGATCATCCTCTACCTTTGTGTAGGTAGTTTTGTCACTAATACGTCCGTCTTCAACAGTTTCAATGAGACGACGCAACTCTCCAAACTCATCACTGTCACCCGTGAAGATGTCAATGGCCTTTTCACCTATCTGCCGCGCACGATCACGCAACCAAAAATTGTGTACAAGATCCAAGTGTAGTTCAAAATTGTCAGCGTTACCAACATCTAAGGACTGGATAGTCTCTTGCACCTTTCTTCGGGTAGCTTCTGGCATGGCAGGGTTGCGATCATTGAACAAACTAATCAGTTCGTTTATCGTCAAGTCCTTTTCATACTTTGTATGCGAGTACGTTAACGTATCAAATATGTCACGCATCTCTTTTTCAAACATGGTTCTGTCAATAATGTTCTTTACGCGACTAAAGAAGTCTACGTTTAGACAGAAACCAAGTATCTGTTTATCTATCGATATGGGATCGTATGAAGTCATCTCGTTCCTCGTTCGTCAGGTTTTTCAAATCGCGATCAAGCACCATCAACTTTGTAGGTATTTTTCTACACAGTATCTTTACCATGTCAAGTGCTTTGTCAGTGGCATCCTTGTCAAGAGCCACAAAAATCTTCTGGTAATTAGATAGATGGTGTATGTGCTCATCTAATAAATTGGTTCCCAAGAGTGCTACTCCCGCTGAAATATGCGAAACAGCACAAGCAGAAGCGCAATCTTCCACAACAATGCAGGAACTACTTGTTCCACATAAAAAAGGATATCTACTATTTCCATACCTATACCACTTCGCTCCTTTTCCATCTAATGATCTACCCACCGCATCAACCACCTTGCCCTCATATTTGACTAAGTAAACAACACGATTCGTTTTGAAATCATAACGTATATCTACACGACCAGAAAGGTAGGCATCGTATGCATGTACAGATCTTACATAAAGTTCGGCATCCAAGTTACGAGAAAGACTAACAAATGTGTTTGGCACCTCGTAAGTGTTACTAGTACGGGGAACAGGCACATCTGCCTGTGACCTCTTAAACGCCAAGTTTGCATGGTCACGGGACAATGTCAGTCCTGTTTTACCAGACACATTACAGTCTGCATGAAAGCAGAACCATAGTCTTTGCATACCTTCATCCGTTACGCTAAACGTATTTGATCTACCACAAACAGGACAATCAGATCGATAACGTCCCATTGGCTGGATGTCCAGCGATTCAACATAACCTTTTAGCCAGTTCGGTGATTTCATGTCGAGGGTTGTAATCTGTATGACAAACCTTGTCAACATCATTTTTTCAATTGACAGCCATTGACAACCCGTGCTACCTAATATGTAACCTACCCTATGGGGATAACCTGTTATGAAAATATATAATAAAATTAACCCTATAGCTAAACTACTAGGGGGTAAACAGTTTGGTAAACAAGTTGTCCCAAATAAGAAGAAAAGTAAATTAAATAAACTATCTGAAAAGGAAGCACGGGATGCCAAGACCAAACAAGATTCTTGAACCTACCAAGACATACAACCTGTTGCTCAAAGAAGCACAGTATGACAAGTTGGCTTACGCTGCACATCAAATGCAAAAGACTGCACTTGAACAAGTAGCTGTAGCAGACTTGATACGAGAGGCCATCGATATCTACATTGAAGCGTGGGAAGATGACCAATATGACCCAGAGGAAAAACAGGATGAACTCTTTAAAGACTAAGAAACTTGAAATAGAAATACTTGAACGGGGTGACGGCAGGTGGATGCTTTGTGCACCTGCTTCGTCTGTACGTATTGGTGAGACAAACCGCGAACTGGTGAAGAAGAAAGATTGTGTAGACTATTTGCGGCACGTTGCTTTATTTGTCGGAAAAAGTCGATGGGACTGTAAAATGTGGCTTGACAGGAACAAACAGGCGGTGCTAAAACTGGGGATACCTTACGAGGTTTCGTGAGGTTGTTTCGTTCGTTGGTTGGGGAGCGGGGTTGGATTAATTTCCAGCCCCGTTTCTTTTTTTGTTGACAGGGTGTTTGGTTATCGATATTGGTTATGTATTGTTAATCAATGAAGGAAGCGAACGATGGAAACATTGGAACTAAAAGATGATGAGATTGCAATTGTGTGGTCTGTTGAAGATGTCATGGTGGAATGTGATTGGCTAACTGAAGAACAGGCAATGGAAGTATTGCACAGCCTAAAGCACAACCACGATGCCACTATCGGTATAAACTGGGAAGTTATCCACTACAATGCTGAATGGATGTATCCACAGAAGAAGGAAACGAACGATGGCTAAGAAGCTACAAAACATGACACCCGAAGAACGCATAGCCTATTGGGAAAACCAACGGGCAAAGGAACGTACAGATAGATGGCGCAGAATGAATCATCTGACTCATGACCAACGTGCTACTGTCTTGGACACACAGAAACTATTACAAGAAATGTTGGACACTGCGCTGGATGTTGACATGGGCGGCATCAAGGCAGTTACTGTGTATGACTTGCAGAAGTTGCAAGAAATGGCAGACAAGCTACACTACCATTTCAACATGAATAGTAATGAAAATAGCTAGACCCAAAGAAGCAACGTGGGACAACGCCAAACTATATCGCGTTGATTTCTACGACTTGCGATTACCAGTATCCGGCACACGGCTCGTGTGGGCTGTTGTCGGACGCAAATGGGTTCGTATATGCACCCCTGTACAAAACAAAAAGTTTCGTGTAAGACGGGGTGAATGGGACAAAATGTCAACACAGTTAGTTGAGGAGACGAACGATGACAACTGAAAATCAACCAGCAGAATTTTTTTTAGTTCACGCAGAATCAGAGTATAAAGGTGAGTATGATGTAGACATTATAGGTTTATTCACAAGCTATGATGATGCTTTTGATTCTGCTATCAATCTCACTAAAGAAGAGAAGTCTGGACAACCACACTATGAAATAACGCATGACAATAGAATACTAAACCTTCGTTATCGTATTGACGAAGGGTATTCAAACCTTGATGACGTTGATCAAGGGGAAATTACTTACGAAGAAATAGTTATAACTAAAGTGTATCCAGAATAGAGAGGAACAAAAATGACAACCGAAAACCAAGCAAACAACTACTTTAATTGTGTTGACCTAATCAGAACACTTAAAGCTAACAACGCACTGAGTATGCAACGAGTACATGGCGGGACAGAGAATGAAGATACTGTAACTGATTTGTTGTATGATGTAATACACAATTTATATATCAGGCGTGGTTTAGATAAAACAGATTGGGAAGAATTACGCGGGGTTTTAACAGATGGGTAAAGTTAAAGCAATGGCAATGGATAACGAAGACAAATGGTTTGACATTGCTAATTCAACAATTGGTGGATGTGAGTGTTTAGGTGCATTTACACAACAGATGGAACGTTACAGACACTTGATGGCACACTACAACGACCATGAACTGCACGAAATATCACACGAAGCGTGGGGTGAGTACTGGAGCGAATACAATGTACATTGACCCAGCACATCCAGACTTGGCAAGCGACCCACGCTTAACAAACGTGGCTGACAAGTGGCGAACGCTAAACAGACAAATCAGTGACGCTGACTGGCACGACAAACCCGTGACAAAAGCAGAACGTGACAAATTATCCACGCTAAGACAAATGGTGCACGATGGCAAATTATACACACCAAACTTCTGACAAACGAACCACACTAAACCCTAACTATCCATGCAGTGATTGCGGCAAACCATCAATGGTTTATGTGGGCAATTTGTTTTATTGTCCCAAGTGTTATTTAGCTAAACAAGGCGCGAAAATAAAACCGCTTGACCATGCCGGATTTTATCCTTAACGTTGCCAAATCAACAACCAACGAAAGCAACGAACAATGAAAAAACGAATACACATAAATCAGCACGTGATTCGTGCAAATAAAAAGAACGGGGAAGCAAACCCGCCAATCACTGTTAAAACCAGTAAAAGCAATCATTATACCTATGCGGCAGAAATAGACGGGTTGTCGCGGGTTGTTTATTCACCGGACAAACCCTTATCTTGTGGTGCTAAAGTTTGGATAGAAACAGACGCGCCAGTCTGGATTCATACGGGCGAGGTGATATCATGAAACGATCAACTAAACTATCTCACAAAAAAATGATGGCGAATATTTTGCACTGTTATCTGGATGCAGAACCCGCGCAGATACAAGGTGGCATGGCTTGGTATGCCGACGCATACAATGCGGCCTATGAAATAGGCTTAAAATATGATGTTGCTGTGTATATTGTCGTTGCTGTTATCTCTGCACTATCGCCAAATAATAAATGGGCGCGTAATGTTAGCAATGCGGATGCATTGATTGGGGCGTTTATGCGGGGTGATGGTGTGGACTCTGTTAAGGTATCAACTTATCACACCATGAAAAACAAAGCTTGGAGAATCTTGGCGGCACGTCCAACTTATGACGGGGCAAAATCTATGCTGAAAGGTCAAAAGATAACGTCATTTTTCTGTGATATCATGGGCGAGTTTAACGTGACAATAGACGGGCATGCGCGAAACATAGCTTATAATGAACGCATTGGATTAACTGACGATAAAACAAACATTGGCGTTCGTGAATATCGCGCTTTGCAAGGCGCATATAAAGACGCGGCAAAAGATATTGGAATTATGCCCTACCAGTTGCAAGCCATCACTTGGCGGGTTTGGCGGGATCGTCACGGGATCACGTGACAAACAAGGTGACGCTAAATTTTTTGGGATGTCATGCCGCATCGGTTTGTTGGTTTTACT